GCAGGGTGCCGAAGATGCCCTGCCCGCCTCGTGCCAGACTCTCTTCCGGCCGCCCGTAACCTGCCGCCTCCGTGGCCGCGCCTGCCATGGCGGTCGAAAACAGTTCCTTGGCCTCGCCGATCACCAGTTTTTTGAAAAAATCACCGAGGGCCTGGCCGAGGCTCTTGGTCTTGTCGGTGAACACATCGAAGAGTTGGCCGAACTGTTCCTTGAAGGCACCGTAAACCCGCCGCTGGTCCTCGATGATTACGTCGTTGGCTTTCTTCCAGCCTTCGAGCCGGTATTTCTGCGACTCGTCGAACTGCTTCTGCGCCACCATCGTTTCCTTGCGGTTGGTTTCCTCCCGGTGCGCCGCGATCATGCCATCCACGTCTACGCCGGCTTTCACGAAATCGGCGCGGTACTGGTTGGCCATATCGACGAAACCCTGGAATTCCTTTTCCAGGTTGGCCTTTTCGATGTCGCCCACCTGCTTGGCGGTGTCGATGCGGATCTGGGTGATTTTGTCGATGGCGCGAACCTTGTTGCGCAGATCCTGCGCGTCCTGCGCCTCGATGTAGGCCACCTGCGCGTCTGCCGCCCCTCGGGCGCGCTCCACCTGATAGCGCGTGTACTCGTCCAACTGTTTCTTGTTTTCCTTGAACTGCGCCGCCGCCGTCTCGGCAGCCTCCGCGCCACTCAGCACGCCGCGCACGGCGATCTTCTGCGGCTCCGAAAGGGTTTTGATTTTCTCTTCCAGTTCGGCGAACAGGGCGGAGTACTTCAGACGCACGGCTTCGGCAGGCGACGCCAAGGCCTCAAGCAAAGTGCGCTGCGCCTCGGCGGCGTGCTTCTGTTCGGCCTCGCGCAACTTCTGAAACAGATCGTCGGTGTTGAGCAGGCTACCGGCGTCGATGGGCGAGCCCTTCTTTAACGCCTCGGACAGGAACTGCCGCCCGGTTTCGCCGAGTTCCTTAAACTTCCCGGTCACCTTGGCGATCAGCGGATCGATCAGGTTGTCGGTGAATTCCTTGAACTGCGGAATCAGCTTATAGGCGGCATAGCCGAGCCCGCCCAAGAGGACCGCCGCCAGCGCCAGTTCGGGATTCATGGTGGCCAGCGAAATCGTGAACTTAGCCACCGATGCGGTGAGGCCGAGCAGCGGACTTGCGAGGGACGTGACAATGGTCAACGCCGTGCCGAAGGCAGCCAGCGCCGCCGCGCCCGCCGTCCAGTTGACGATCATCTCCTTGGTCGCTTCCGGCAGCTTCATCAGGTAATCGACCAGCCCGCCGAGCGGTGCCAGAATGGCCGTGATCTCGGCACCGAGATTGCGCAGCGCCGGGCCGAACCCCTGCGGCCCGAATAACTTCCCGAGCACGTTGTCGATGGTGTCACCGAGATTCTTGAAGGCGCGCGCGGCATCGTCGGAGATCTTGCCCGTGCCGCCTTCCTGGCGCATCTGGTTGAGCACCACCCGGATGGTTTGCAGGGGATCGAGAATGCCGTCCTTGAGGGCCTTGCGGACCTCTTCCACATCCACCGGATGGCCCAGCTGCTTCTGCATCTCGGCACCGATGGCCTTCAACGCCGGAACGCCCTGCGCAGGCAGCGCCCGCATCAGGTCCATGGCGCCGACGAAGTTTTTCTCCATGATGCGCCCGAATACGTTGACGATGGTGTTCACGCCTTCGATGCCCGTACCCATGCGCGTGGCCTGATCGGTGATGGTCTTCAGGGTATCGGGGATCGACTTTGCGGCCATGCCGAAGCCGAGCAGCCGCTGCGCCGTCTCTTCCAGTTCCTTGAACCGGAATGGGCTTTGCGCCGCGATGGCGCGCACCTGCTCGAAGACCTCGTTGGCTTCGGCCACGCTCCCGGTAAAGGACTGCATGGCCAGCTGGGTGCGGCTTAACTCGCTCGACAGCTGCACCATGCCGGTGATGGCGCGCGAGATCCCAAGGCCCGCCAAGGCCGAGGCCATCTGCGCAAACTCTTTGTTCACGTTCTGGATCGAGATCCCGATAGAGTTCATGCCACTGGTGGCTTGTTTGGAACTCTTATCGGCGGTAGGTCCGGTGGCGGCAATCGACTGGTTGAGCGCGTTGACGTTGGCCTGCGCCGCCTGGCTGTTGAAATCGACCTGGATGTAAATGTTGTTAGCCGCCATTGCGTGCCCTCTCACCCGCTTCGGCTTGGAAGCGGTTGCGTTCCTCGCTCAGGAAACGCAGTAACAGAAACTCCGGGTATGGGATGTCCCCGAGGCTAACAGTCACCCCCGCTTGCAACGCGAAATCCAGATCGATGGCTTGGCCGATCACCTGCCCGGCCGGGCTGGCGAGATATTCGTCGAGCAGCAGGGCAGGGCATTCGTCGCACTGCGGAGACCGGGCGTCGGCGAAAGGATCGTTCATCAGCACCGCGCCGCACTCGCCGGGACCAGGACAGAGGTCGCCGCGCCGTAGCATGCGGTGAATGATGAACCGTGGCGAAGGCTGAGCCGGCCAACCCCCGCCCGCTAAAAATTTCCTTCGTCATAATTCGCCGTAGCCTCCAGGTCAATCTCTTCGATCACCCCGCGCACCGCGCGGTCCTTGTGCAGATTCGGCACCGGCCCGGTGTAGCCTTCGGCCTTGCCCTTGCACGCATCCCACAGGGCGGCTCCGGCCTCCATGTTGGTGCGGACCTCCTGGCTGTTATAAGGCAGGGTTATATAACGGGTGGACTTTTGTAATTTGCGCACCTCATCCATGGTCGGGATGCGCAGCGTGTGCGTCACCGATCCGGTCAGAATCTGGAGATCGACCTCGGCCTCATCGGCTCCCAGTTCCACCCGGCTCACGTCGCATCTGCCGATGGCCTTGATGATCGCGGTGGCCTCGCCTTGCGACAGCGGCGGCGCACCATCCAGCTTGATGGTTTCGTACAGCTTCAGGTCGGCGGCACCGGATTCCGGCTCCATCTCCGAAGTGCCCCGGCCCAGCTGCCGCATGATGAGTTTGCTGCGCCTGCGATGCAAGGCCCATTCGTCGTCGGCAGGCCAGCGCACGGTAATGTCGGTCTTGCCGACACCCGCCACGCGCAGGCCGATGGTGATCGTATCAGCGATATTGAACATTTAAAGCCCCAGGATTGCGTCGTGCGTCGTCGTTGCCGACATCGTAATAATCGGCGTCACCCCATCGGTCGGTTGCAGCGCCGTAACCGCGCAATTGACGGTCACGATATTGGCGTCGTCGCCATTCACCACCGCCTGCATGATGGTGCGCGGCATGGTGATGTTGAAGCTGTGGTGAATCCCCGTCTCGATCAGCGCGCCCTGCACGCCGAAGCTGGCCGGGCCTTCCACCTGCGAAAGGAGGTTGTTGTATTCGATGCTCCCTTTCTGCGCACGGGCGACGAAGTTGAGCGTCATCTCGCGGATGCCGTACTCCATGCGGCCTCGCACCGCATAGCCGTTCTGCGTGCCCGACCCCGGATAAATCCCAGTGTCCAAGCGCACGTTGTTATTCCAGCGAAACTCCAGACTGATGAAGGTTTGGAGCATGACGTAATCCACGCCATTGATCGTGATGGTGGCGCCCGCCGCGTTGAGGAAGTGCTCAGCGATGACGGTAGGCATGGGCGTGAGGCCGGGACTCTGCGCGCGGCCCGAGCCCGGCAGGGTGCAGGAGACGCGGCAGTTGGCGCGCCCCGGCCCGCTGGCCATGGTGAGCGTCCAATCGCCCACCACGTTGCCAATCAGTGCGCGGTCGATCACCGACTCGGGAGCCGGGCGAATCTGCTCGTCCCATGTGAAGCACGGCAGATTGATGCAGGTCACCGCGGGATCGTTCGGCGTGGCGGAATAGGAGAACCCAGTGGTGCCCGCCGCCGTCTTCGTCGCCTGTCCGGTCGTGAAACAGAACAGCCACGCCAGGAACTCGCTCGACACGTATTTCTCCAGCGCCACGCTGGTGTCCATGTGCGACGGGAAAGTCTGGCTGGGAAATTCGTTGCCCTTACCGATATCGAGCGCGTTGGTTTCGTTGACCGGATTCACCACCGACAAGGCCGGGTTGACCTTGGTCAGGCTCCACATCTCGGTGAGCAGGTTCGGCGTGGCCACGTCGGTCTGCGGTTTGTACCCGAACATGATCCGGGTTTCCTGGATGTTGGCCGGGCAGGAGATCGGCCCGGTAAGCGGGTTGATCTCGTCGAGTCTACTAACCAGCTTCCCTCCGAACGGCGGCTTCAGGTCGGGTCGTTGCGGCGGCAGATTGCCTCTGGATGCCATGGGTACATCACCTCCAAAAATTTAGGGATACGGCCAGTCTCCGGTTTCGGCCGTCTCGGTTTGAATTACGGCGTAGTCCACGCCTTCGGAATCGGTACGGCGACTGATCGCCGACACATCGGTGGGAAGCACCCCGGCCATCACCGGGCACATGCGCCAGATCATGCCGTCACCGGGCACCGGGACGCCATTCAGAATCAGGTCGATCAGATCGAGGTCGGAGGCCTCGCGCATGGAGCGCAGAACGATCTCGACGCGGTGGCTCCATTTGCTCGTGGTTTCAAAGATCATGGCGGTTTCCACCCACAGCACAAGTAACTGGCCTGGCTGCATCTGGTAGATCGCCTTGTCCACGGAATTGGCCGTCGGGTTGTAATCGATGTACGGCAGCACCGGGTTGACCGGAGCCAGCGCCGCCACCAGTTCCGGCACATTCGCCAGCGTCTGTGCCATCGCAACCACGAGATCGGCGACTTTAATCATCAGGGCACCATGTTGAGCGTCGAAGGCCTGCGGGCGGTCCCGTCGAGCGGAATCCAGGCCCGGTTTACCCAACTTCCGTACTGGGCCTGCGCCTCGTCGAAAACCACTTTGGCGTCGGAGAGCGCAAACCCGATCATCTGGTCGTAATTGTTGGCGCGCACCGCTTTAGAGCGTTCCAGCCGCGTGGTATTCTCGGCGCGGATTCTGCCGTCGGCCGCCTTGCGCAACTGGAAGTTTTTGATGGTCTGGCCGGTCATGCTCATATCGCGCACGGGGCGCTTATGCAGCACGGCCTGCTTGATGATGGCGTACTTCACCGAAAGCTTTTTGGCGGTCTGGCCGTTGGCATCGACGCCGCGCGCCCAGCGGTCTTTTTGCGCGGCCACCATCTTTTCGCCAATCGCCTTCAGTTGCGCATCCGGCAGGTTGGGAGCGCGCACGCGGCCCGTGCGATTCACCTTGATATTGAACTGCGCCTGTACGGCGGCGATCTGCCCGGCAAGAGCCATCAGAGCACCCCCGACTCTTGCAGCACGATGGTGGAGAACCCGACCGCCAGCGCGTTGATGCGCACCACGTCGAATTCCTTGCCATCCTTCTGCACCGAATCGCCCAGCTGCGGCAGGCCAGGCAGGTCGGCATTCTGCACGTCGATGTGACTGTAGCGGCCGGGCGAGACTTCTTCGTCGCTGGCCCCTTCCTTCCAGAGCACGGTGATGGTAACGGCCTGCGCCGGATCGCCCAGCGGCAGGTAGGCCACCTGCCGCCCGAAGGTAGCCAGTTCCGCCGGCCAGAACAGTTTCGGCAGATAGTTCGAGATAAACGGATTGATGAAACTCGCCATAGGTCACCGCGCCCGCGCCCCCAAACCCCCAGTGCGGAACGATCCAGGGGCGCGGCACTTTCCGCTCTGGACTGCGGACCTCAGAGGACCTTTGCCGCCACCGATGCGTTGGGACGGAAAGGAACCATAATCGGCGCGCTTTGCAGCATCACGTAGCGCACGCTGGGATCGTACTGAATCCAGGACTTGACGTAATACGGGACCGGTTGGAGGCCGATCTCTTCGTCGCGGATCGCGCCGTAGGCCTGCACGCCCTCAATCGCGGGCGAGGCCATGATGACCGTACCCGGAGGGATGATGGGTTTCTCCACGCCGTCGGCAGGGTCCACATACCAGCCGGAATAGACCCAAATGTTGAACCCTTCGATATTGCCCATCAGCACGCCGCCCTCGGTCACCTGCGCCATCGGCATGACGCCGGGCGCTTCGCCGAGTCGGCGGAAGATGTTGAGCACGCTTTGTACAGCCGGGTCGCTGCGGAAGACCTTCCACACATCGACCGTCATAATCACGTCGTTGGGGAAGACTCCGGTATCTTCGAGCGCGATCTGCGCCCAGTCTTGCAGGTTGTTGAGAATCGGCGGTGTGGCTGCACTCCACAAGGGCGCCGCAGTGAACGTGTGCGAGGCCGAGCGCTGGAAGTCCACCACGGAGGTGGGATACTTGTCGCCCGTGATTGTTGAC